CTAAAACCTTTTTTGATAGTCAGTCATTCATACAGGATACAAATGTTACAGAGTATTTAAACAAGACAATAGATGATCAGTATGGTATGTTGTTTGACATGGCACAAGAAAACACTATTCAGGAGATGATAAATGCCCAGTATTGAGTATGCTGGAATGAAGGTATCTGGGGGGAAAGTCTTCGCTATCCTTACCTTATTGGGTGCACTTGGTTCAGGTGCGTGGGCCGTCTTCAATTTTTATTCCGACTATCTCTCAATGAAGGAAAAAATTTTGGAGTATACCGAGCCAGACCTCAGTGGGTTTGATAAGAAAATTGCACTTGTAGAGAGCAATACAAACGCACAAATGGAGATTGTTTTACAAAAGGTTGAGGGCTTGAAGAGTGAGCTTGATATAGTTTTAGAAGAAATAAGCCTAATAAGTCAGGTTAGCCGTGAACTTAAGGACGACCTTAAAACGGATTTACGCAATATGGAAAATGACGTCCGTCACATAACCACCATTGTGAATGACGTGGAGGATAGGCAGAAAGAGGACACTAGAGAGATACTTGATGAGATTAAACTAATAGAAGAAAACCTTGAATTAAGCGTTGACAAAGCATTAAATAACCCTTTAAGTGGTATGAGTGCAACATCAAAATGAAGAGCTAAATATGTGTAATTGTAAAACAGATGCGGATTGTATATGTCGACTAAAATAGATATTAAAACAGTTTTACCTTACCTGGTGTTATTTGGCACAATTGCCATGACATGGGGTATGTGGTCAGAGAGACTCAATGCAGTCGAAAAGAAAGCTGACAGTGTTGCAAAAATGCAACAAGACATAGCTATTATAAAAGAAAGAATTCTTCAAATGGATGACAAAATAATGTGGATTGAAGAGTTCCTAATTAAAACAGTGGAGTATTAATGAAACAATGTCAAATCTGTGGATGTTCTTGTCACTGTGGTCTAAACACATCTTGTATGTGCGAGTGTCCGAGGTGCGTGCATGACGATCAGCCGAGCCCAGATGAGGCAACAAATAATGAAACCGGGAGTGAGGAGTAAAAAGAAAAATGGGAAAACTATGTCCAAGAGGAAAAGCCGCCGCAAAAAGGCGCTTTAAAGTCTATCCTAGCGCATATGCAAATATGTATGCGAGTGCCGTTTGCTCTGGAAAGATTACTCCAGGGGGTAAAAAAGGCGCAAAGAAAAAAGCAGATGGTGGTATGATTAATCAAGTATCACAAGAAAGAAAAAAGGTTTCTAGTTTTAAACAAGGTGGCATCGCAAAAGGTTGTGGCGGTGTTATGAAAAATAGAAGAAAAGTTACTAAGAAGTTTTAATGGCTAAAAAAGGATTAAGAGCTTGGGTTAAAGAAAATTGGGTAGATATAGCTAACCCAAGAAAAGATGGCTCCTTTCCCAAATGTGGTCGTAGTGGTGGAGAGAAAAGAGCAAAGTATCCAAAGTGTGTCCCCATAGCAAAAGCAAGAAGAATGTCTAAAGGTCAACGTGCAGGAGCCGTGAGAAGAAAACAAGCTAAAGCAAATACAGGTCCTACACCATCGAGAGCAGCAACATTTGCCAAGAAGAAAACAAGCAGAAAAAATAAAGCTTGATGTAATTAATTGGTCTAAGACTGTCTTAGAGCCAATGAATAAGCACATAGGTTTCCCTGCGTGTCCTTTTGCAGCTAAGTGGAGAAAAGATAATAAAGTACGAATTGAAGTTCGTATGGATAAATCTAAATACGAAAAACAATTAACCTCTGTAATTAAGTCTTGGAACAAAAAACAACACGATATAATTATCTATTGTGATCCTTTTTTTGAACAATACAGCCCTGAACAATTTCAAGAAAAAATAGATTTTTACAATAAAACCTACAATAGACGAGATGTGTATTTTATGGGCTTCCACCCCGAAACTCCTGCTGATCCAAAAGAACAGGAGTTTTTATGTGATCCTACTGATGAACCTGTTACTCATGGGGATTTAGAGTATTCCATGATGTTAATACAAAAGTTTAAGCAGTTGTATGAAGCAAGTTGCAAACTGCATAAGATAGGCTATTATGAGAAATGGCCTAAGGAATACTACGAAGAGGTAGTAGCTGAGAGGCAACGTACGTACGAACAATTAAATAAGAAGAGGTAATTACCATGATGAAAAAAAAGCAAGTAATCAAAAAACGAGGCGGAGGCATGATGAAGAAGAAAAAACAAGTCATGAAGAAGCGTGGCGGTGGAATGGCTATCATGAAGAAGCGTGGTGGCGGAATGATGAAGAAGAAGTAATTTGAAATGGCTACATCAGGTACAACAGATTTTAACTTAAACATTGACGAAGTTGTTGAGGAGTCTTTTGAGAGAATTGGAAGGCAAGTCAGAACTGGATATGATTTAAAGTCAGCTAGAAGAAGTTTAAATCTGTTGTTATCTGAGTGGGGCAACAGAGGAGTTCACCTTTGGAAAGTTACCAATCATACTCAAAATTTAACTGCAGGAACTACAACATATACTGCGCCTGCAAACACAAGTGATGTGTTAGAAGCAGTTTTTAGAAATGGTGATACCGATACCACCATGACAAAAGTTTCAAGATCTCAGTATCAAGCGATACCAAACAAATCTTCACAAGGCACACCAACTCAATATTATGTCAGAAGAAATTTATCTAATGTTGAAATTAATTTATACTTAACTCCTAATACAACTGACACTCAAATTAATTATTATTATGTTGCAAGAATAGAGGACGCAGGGAAATACACAGCTACTCCTGACGCTCCTTACAGATTTTTGCCTTGCATGGTTTCTGGTTTATCATTTTACTTAGCACAAAAACATAATCCGGGAAGAGTGCAAGAAATGAAAATGTATTACGAAGATGAACTACAAAGAGCACTTACAGAGGATGGACAAAGAACCTCTGTTCATCTTGTTCCTCAAAATTATTTTCCCGGAGGTAGTTAATGTCTTTTGCAGTTGGCGTAAAATCACAAGCTATTTGTGATCGTTGTGGCTACCAATATCCTTATTTAGAATTAAAAAAAGAGTGGAACGGTTTATTGGTTTGTCCAGAATGTTACGAACCTAAGCACCCACAATTAGAACCACCATATTCAAGACCCGATCCTGAAGCACTAAGAAACCCTAGACCTGATCGAGTAGAACCAATTATAGTTGATGTTGGTTTTCCTAATAGCACACCATTTGAAAGTGTTGGTATGCAACCTGCTCCAATTAGAGATGACTTGATAATGTCCTCAGCAGTTGGTACAGTGACAGTGGTGATATCATGAATTATTCTGAACTTTTAGATAATGTAAGAAACTACACAGAAGTTACATCTGATGTTTTAACAAATACAGTTATTAATGTTTTTATTACAAACGTAGAAAACAAAGTAGCAAGAGAAGTTGATTCCGATGATCAGAGAAGATATGCCACCACAACTTTTGAAGCAAACAATGCTTTTTTAGATGTCAGTGGTCCTGAGGGAGGTTTTCGTTTTGCAAGAGGATTACAACTTGTAGAAACTGATGGCACAAGAACTTGGCTACAACAAAAAGATGCTACTTTCATGGATGAATATTCTGTAGAAAGATCTACCACCGATACTACTTTTACAGGCAAACCAAAATATTGGGGTAACTGGGATGCAACGACATTGATCGTGGCTCCTACTCCTAATTTAGCTTACACTGCAGAAATGTGGTATGACGAAACTCCACAAAGAATTGGTAATGGTTCTGGTTCAACAACCACCACTACATTTTTATCTAACAACGCACCAGAAGTTTTACTTTATGGCACCGTTGCTGAAGCATATTCCTACTTGAAAAATACACAAGATATGCAATTATACGATCAGAAGTTTCAACAAGCTCTGCAATTATTTGCACAAGAGCAGATGGGACGTAAACGTAGGGACGAGTATGCAGATGGTGTATTACGACTCCCCTTAAGATCAGTAGACCCAGGAGGTAGTTAAAAATGGCAATAAATCAAGCAGTCTGTGCTTCCTTTAAACAGCAGTTGCTTCAAGGGGATCATGATATTGATAATGACACTATCAATCTTGCTCTCTACACAGATTCAGCAACTTTAAATGGAAACACAACAGCCTACTCAGCCACTAATGAAGTAGGTAATTCAGGAACATATACAGCAGGCGGTGCAACCCTAACGGGCGCAACTGTTGGATTAACAGCAACAAGTGTAACAGCTTCAACAGCATTCGTTGATTTCGCAAATGCAAGTTTTACATCAGCAACAATTTCTGCTCAAGCAGCATTGATCTATAACAGATCATCAAGTGCTACTAATGCAGCTATTGCAGTTCTTGATTTCGGAAGTGTAAAGACATCAACAAACGGTACATTCACAATCGCATTCCCAACTAATGATAAAGACAGTGCTATATTAAGACTATCTTAATTTAGTGGAGCATTACCATGGCTGATGCTTGGGGTGAAAATAATTGGGGCGAAGGCTTTTGGGGCCAACAAAGTTCGGTCACAGTATCTCTTACTGGGTTATCGACAACAGCAGCGTTAGGCACAGAATCAGTTGTCGCCGATAGTCTAGTTACACTAGATTCACTTCAAACAACTTCAGCTTTAGGAACAGCAACAGGAGAACCAGAACACGTAGTTTCTGTTACAGGTGTTTCATCTCAATTTAATTTAGGTAGCGTTAGTATTGAAGAGGGGGTAGATGTTACTCTTGGTAGTTTATCCACCTCATTTGGTGTGGGCACTGAATCTGCGTCAGGAACAGTTGATGCAGGCTGGGGAAGATCTACATGGGGATCTTTTGCTTGGAACGAGAATATAGAATTTATTACTAACGTCACAGGTGTGACGATGTCTACATCATTAGGAACTACTACCCAAGAAGTAGGAACTGGTGTTATAGTTTCTGTCACTGGTCTTGAAATGACAGGTGCTCTAGGCACCACATCACAAACAGGAACAGCATTAGAAACTCTCGATAGTTTATCTGTAGGTGTTGCTCTTTCAGGAGCAACCGTATCAGGTGAAGGTAGTGTTGCAGTTATAGCACCATCTGATCAATTAGATTTTGCTATTGGAACACCTGTCATAGATATCTTTACACAGGTAGATCCTGTGCCAGTTACGATGACTGCTGCCTTAGGTAGCTCTACTGTAGAGGCAGACGCTCTAGTTACTCTTGGTAGTTTAACAATGGGCTTCACTGCTGGAACAGCAACGGCCACAGGTGGAACAGGTGTTATTGTAAGCGTAACAGGACTATCCTCTAGTTTTGCAACAGGAACCGAAACTGTCGTTGCTGACTCATTAGTCAATGTGACAGGACTTGACTTAACAATAGTAACAGGTAATCCTTTTTCTACACCATGGGCAAATGTGGTGACAGGAGCAAGTAACACTTGGACAGAGGTCAACGCAGCTTAGAAATTTAGTGAAAAAAAATATAATAGTAGGTCTTCATACTTTCTATCATGATGGAGCTATATTCACTCTTAATGTTGAAACGTATGAAACTCGATACTTAAAATTTGAAAGAATATCTGAAGTAAAGGGACAGTATTATAATGATCTTAATTCTTGGATTAAATACCTAAATCATATTGGATATAGTATAGAACAAGTTATTGATGTGTGGTTAGTTTCAACCGTTAATTTTTTATATGAGTCAGATTTAAATATTAAACACTCTATTCAATATAGACTAGTAGATCATCATGTAGCACACATACATAGTGGTAATGAATTAAATGGTTTAGTTATTGATAATATAGGAAGTCAAATTGATTCTTTTACAATTTTTAAAAAACGTCAACAAAAATTAAAACTGGATAGTTATAATCATTTCTCTCTAGGAGGAGTTCTAGATAATTTGTGGAATCGTTGGTTTCTTAAAGATAAAGTTAATTCAAAAAATACAGGAATGTATGCGGGGCATACAATGGCTTTACATGGTTTTGGAGAGGATTATTCAAGCCTAATAGATATTCAAAATAAAGGTTTAAGTAAAGAAGCATTTGAAATTTTTAAAAGTAAATTTAAAGATATATCAACAGAAAAAATTTGTAATAATTACGTTACCTCTCTTCATTATTATTGGTATAAAAAAATAAAAAGACATTTAAAAAATTATTTTACAAAAAAAGATCGTATATCCTTTACAGGAGGTGTAGGGCACAACATTGTATTAAACACCATGTTAAAAAAAGATTTTCCTAATCTTGAACCCATTCCACACTGTGGAGATGAAGGCACTCCCATTGGAGCTTTATTTTGGATAAATAGTATTACTAGAAAAGCACCAAACTTAAAAGTAAACTTTAAAAGTTTACATCAATGGGATGAGAATTTTGGTTATGCCTCAAAAGAAACTATTAAGAAAGTGGCTGAATATCTTAAGCAAGGTAAAATTGTAATGTGGGGACAAGGATGGGGAGAGATTGGTCCTAGAGCTTTAGGCTTTAGATCAATTTTAATGGATCCTTGTGTGGAAAATGCAAAACAAGTTATAAATGATAAAATCAAAAAAAGAATATGGTTTAGGCCGTATGGAGCTAGTGTGCCAACAGAATGTTATAAAGACTATTTTGATTTAAATTTTGAAAGTCCTTGGATGCTATATCAAGCTAAAGTCAAAGATCCGATTAAGTTTAAAAACATTACACATGTCGACGGTACTTGTAGAATTCAAACAGTTGGTATGGATCACAATCCTCCTTATTTAAAACTTTTAAGAGAATTTGAGAATTTATCAGGATATCCTGTGCTTATAAATACGTCTATGAACTTACCGGGAAAACCTATTGTAGGAACTAAAAAACAAGCTAAAATAATGTTTGACAATTCTCAAGCTGATGTATTAGTAATGGGAGATGAGATATACACAAAATAGTTGTCTTATTAGCTAAAAAAGATATATTTTAAAGAGGTTTAAAACATGGCAAGCACATATTCAGATAGACTTAAACTAGAACTCATGGCCACTGGCGCTAATGCTAATACATGGGGTACTAATACTAATAACAATTTAGAAGTTTTAGACGCTTTTGCAGCAGGTTATTTATCTAAATCCGTAGCGGGTTCAGCTAATATTACTCTTACTACAGCCAACGCTTCAGATACCGCTGAATCCTCTAATAAAGTTATTGAACTTACAGGAGCCTTAACAGGCGACATTGTTGTTTTTGTACCTGCAGTTGAAAGTGAATATTTATTTTTTAACAATACAACAGGTTCTCAAACCTTAACTATTGCAGCTACAGGACATACAGCTAATGGTGCTGTAATAACACAAGGTGCATATTCAAGAGTCTATTGTGATGGCGCATCCGATTTTAATGTTGAAGTTTCGACTTCTTTATTAGGAACAACCACATTCAAAGATACCGTTACAGCAGGTGGTGGTAATATTCTTTTAAGAACAAATGGTGCAGTCTCAGCTACAACCTATACAGGTGATGGATCAAATTTAACAGGTGTTGAACCTTTTCCTTCAGGAACAAAACAAGTTTTTTATCAAGCCTCAGCTCCAACAGGTTGGACTCAAGACACCACTGCTGCATTAGGTAACGCAGCGATGCGTGTAGTTACAGGAACTGGTGGAGGCACAGGCGGTAGTGATACTTTTCAAACTACTTTTGGTTCTTCAAGATCAACAGAAACAAAAGATTTATCTGTTTCAGGCTCTGTGTCAGGAACTGTAGGAAATACAACTCTATCAACTCCTCAATTAGCAAGTCACTCGCACCAACCACCGACACAACAGTTTCTTGCTCCTCCTGGCAACAATGATCCATCAGATAATAACTATGGTTTTAGAGGAACGGCTTTTAACAATAGAAACCCTAAAGATGGAAGCTTAAGTCCGGGTACCTCTTCTTTTACTTCAGTTACGTTTCCAAGCACAGGTGGTGGTGGAAACCACACTCACCCATTTAGTGGTACTTTATCAAGTGCGAATGCACCTAGTGCTAGTTTTTCAATACCTGCAATGGACTTAAAATTTGCTAACGTAATTATCGCTGCTAAAGATTAATGCCAATATTTGACCCCGATGGGAAGTGTCCACTTCTTAATAAGAAGTGCATTAAGCATCAATGTATTTGGTACAACATGCTTCAAGGAAAGCATCCTCAAACAGGAGCAGATGTTCAAGAGTGGGGATGTTCAATTGCTTGGATTCCATTACTTTTAGTAGAAAATTCACAACAAATTATGGGAAATAAAGCTGCTACAGAATCTTTTAGAAATGAAATGGTGAAAGGTCAAAACGTAATGAACAATATCTTAGCCGCTAGTCCAAAAACAAGAACAGAAATAAAAAATATTACTTCAATTTTTGGAAAAATTGGAGATCATCAAAAAGCTCTTGAAGTTAAGGATAAAAATATGGAAGACAAAACTATTAGACAATTAAGTAATAATAAGGTAAAAGTTAAGAAAGGAAAAAAAGATGGCAACAACAGTAAACAACACAACAGTAAATAGTAGAATTACTATTATTTTTGATGCCTCAGGCGCTTTAGATGGTAATGGACCAGCCAAAGGCACAGGCAATACAGAATCGGATGTTTATTTAGATGACACTGTTCATTATAACGTGCGATCACACACTGAAATAGATGCTAATGTTCATGCATTACAATGGGACGCAAGCACTAATACTGGTGAGATTCAATACATTGATAATAGAGACAATCTTAATTTATCTTCTTTTCCTCAATGGGCAACAAATGTTGTTATTAGATGCGAAGCACAAGATGCTTGGCAAACAGCCTACAACGGTCATGCTGATGCTGGTGCAGAAGATGACTCAGCAGCAGTTACTGCTGCAAATACAGCCAGAACAAATTATCTGACTGCACACAGTATTACTTACTAAGTTTTCTGTGTATAAATAAAAAATGAAAGAATACATATTAGAAATTAAAAAATTTTTACCTCCAGAAGTTTGTAAAAAAATCATCTATTATCATGATGAAGAATTAAAAGTAGCTGCAGTTGGCGCTGGAGAAGAAAATAAAAATGTTCGTAATTGTGAGTTAAAAAACGTACTTGCACCAGACACTTTCGGTAAAACAATTTTAAGTAACTTTATCAAACAAAAATTTATGAGCATAGCTGAGGAATATATTCGACAACATTCTCGCTATCGATTTAATAAATTAAATCAAGTGGATTTTTTAAAATATAAAGCTAATGATATTGATGCAGGTTATGTATATCACGTGGATCAAGGAGTAACAGCTCCAAACCGTAGTCTTTCAATATCTTTATGTTTGAACAATAATTTTACAGGTGGAGAATTTTTATTTGATTTACCTGAAGGGGAACTTCAAGTTGCTCAAAATATTGGGGATGTAATAGCGTTTCCTTCTAATTTCATGTTTCCTCATCAAGTAAAAAAAATTAATTCTGGAGTAAGATATGCCTTAGTAGGATGGACAATATAATGAATCCAATTTTTATAGAAAAATTTTTACCAAATGGAATATTAAATTTAAGTTATAGTTACAGCGTTTTAAAGTTTTCTAATCATTCTTTTGAAGGACCCATAGACTTACAAACGAATAGTCTTGTAGGGGTATATGGAGATGCTTTAATGGAAACTTTACTTGATTTAAGCACTCCCGTCATAGAGTCCAATGTGGGAAAAAAACTTTTTCCTACATATTCGTATTTTAGAATCTATGAAAAAGGTGATGATTTAAAAATTCATGTTGATAGAGAATCTTGCGAATATACCGTGGCCTTGTGTTTAGGTTGCGATCCTATAGAAGAACCTTACGAATTATTTATTGGCGAAAAAGATGATCAATCTGATTACAAATATTACAATAAAAAAGGAGAGTATAATAAATATAGAATAGATAATAAATTTTCTATGCTTCCTAACAATGCTGTTATTTTTAAAGGAATGGATAAAGTTCATTGGAGAGAGCCCTCAAAACACGATCATTTCATAACTGTATTTTTACACTACGTAGATCAAGAAGGTCCTTATAAAGATTATCAATATGATCAAAGAAGTTGCTTAGGTGCTAAAAAAAGATAAAAAAATAATTTTTCAATCACTATTGGCTGATAGCATTGATAAACCAAAACCCGCTCTACAATTTATACCTGAGGTTTACAAAAAACTTGATAGACAAATGTCAGGACAGCATAAAAAAACAAACCAAACTATTAAAGCATGTGTTCCTTTTTTAGATGCTTATAAATCTGGATACATACTTCCTTTTCAAATAGATTACGATGTTTACTATTACGATGGACGTTTAAATTTTGATGCTTCAAATATTCTTTCAGGAGCTCAAGAAGCAGAGGCTTTAAAAAATTTTAAAATTGACTTTCACGCAAATGAGCAAGTTCCTGAAGAATTAAGACATGATAAAAGAACAGTAGAAGCTGTTTTTAAATTTATTAATCCTTGGACAATTATTACTCCCCCTGGATACAGTTGTCTTTTTACACAACCTTTAAATCAAAACGCTCCTTTTAAAATTATAGATGGAGTTGTAGATACTGATAAATATCATAATCGTGTTCATTTTCCTTTTTATTGGACTGGAGATATTAATAAAAGATATTTATTAAAACATGGAACTCCAATGGTTCAAGTGATACCTTTTAAAAGAGATGATTGGAAAATGGAGGTATCAAAAGAAGATGCTTTTAATGAAAAGTATTGGTTTAGTTTGGCAAGAAGATTAGTAGATGGTTATAGACAAACTGCTTGGTCTAAAAAAAACTATAAATAAATTATGGAAAATAAAATTTTAGAAATATACAAGGAAACAATTTATTCATCTAAATTAGATCAAAATATTTGTAAAGAATCTTTCGAATATATTTTACCACTAAAAGAAAAATTTCAACAAAAATCATGGGATTGCGATATTAGAACTTCTTTAAATATTACTAATAATATTTTAAATATTCCTCGTCTAAGAAATCTAAAAATGAATATAATCATGCATATTGAAAATTATATGATGGAAAAAAAAGAATTTTTTAATGGTTACATAGATACTTCTTGGATAAATATTTATGAAAAAAATTTTTTTCAAGAATACCATACTCATGTGGATCCTATTTCTAAGTTTATTTCTGGCGTAATTTATTTAACAGAAAAAAATTCTAGCATAGAGTTTTCCTTTTCTCATCATTTTGATTCATTTTTATTTGCACCAAAATTTTCTGACATATTATTATTTGAGGACAGCATACCACACAGAGTAATAAATAATAAAGAAGACCTAAGAGTAAGTTTAGCGTTTAATTATAGAAAATGTGATAAGTGGACAGGAGTAAAAACAGATGACCCAACCTTATTTATCTAGTCATCTTTTTGAAATAAACGATAATTTAAGTCATCAAGTAAATTCGTTAGGGCCGTACGAATATATTTCTATCGATAATTTTTACAAAAGACCTGAGGATATTTACGATATGCTAAAAGTTTCTTGGGCGCACAATTGGAAAATTAAAAAAGACGGAAGAAATTTTAAAGACTACTACGACTGTAGAACATCTATTCCATTAGAAAACAATGGATTTGATAGAGATAATAAAACATCTGATTTTTTAAAAAGCATTTTTAGTTTGAAAAACTGTCATTGCAAAAGTGTTGATATGAATATTTTTCAATGGATAAATATTCCTAAAAGCAGTATTCAGTTTTCTCCTCATCAAGACCCCTCGTTTAATATATTGATTTATTTAGACAAAATAAATTCTGGAGGCACTGCTCTTTATGAAAAAATGCCTAAAGTTAAAGTATTAGAAGAAATGGATATAAGATTTGACACTAATGAAGAGAATGTAAAATATCATGTAATACCGTCCACCTTTAATAGGTGTGTTATTTTTAATGGAAATATACCACATGGAGGATATATTGAAGATCATTCTAAATATTCAAACGATACTTGGAGATATAACGCAGTTTACTTTTATGATTTTAATTGAAAGGATGTAAAATGATTAAACCAGAAGAACTAAAAGACAAAAATTTTAAAATATTTTTAGGAATGCCAATGTATGGCGGACTGCTTACTGAGCCTACTTTACATGGTTTGTTAGAATTACAAAACTATACTAGAAATAGTGGTATTGAAATGAGAGTTCAAACTATGGGGAATGAAAGTTTAATTACTCGTGCTAGAAACACCATAGTATCAATGATGATGGATCAAACAGATTTTGTTGCCACACACCTTTTGTTCATAGATGCTGATATAGGTTTTAGGTGGCAAAATATAGATAGATTAATTAGAGCAGATAAAGATATTGTTTGTGGTATTTATCCTCGAAAACATATTTATTTTGACAAAATAAAAAAAACTCTCAAAGAAAATCCAAACGCTGATGAAGAGGAGCTTGAAGCGAAAGCTTTAGGATACAATGTTAATTTCGATGATCCTTTAAACTTAACAGGGCACGATGGTTTTTTCCCGGTTAACGAAGCTGCAACAGGAATGATGCTTGTAAAACGAGAAGTGTTTAGAACTATGTTTAAAAAGTTCCCTGAAAGAAAATATGAGTCTGATCAAATAGTAAATGGTTTGTCTTATAAATCAGAGAACTGTTATGATTTGTTTGCAGTGGGCCCGTATAATACGCCCAAAGATGGCAAACCACAAGTTAGATATCTGTCAGAGGATTACTACTTTTCAAGATTATGGCAAGAGTGCGGTGGACAAATTTGGGCAGATTTAGCGATGCCTTTGACACATTTTGGAAACAGGACATATAAAGGACACGTTGGGTCTTTAGTTGCCAAAAAAGAATAAAAATGGAAACACATAGTTTCAAAAATCATAGATCAGATGTTCAACATTTAATTCATGCTATAAACACTATTGGAGATAATTTAGTTGGATTGGAGCTAGGTGTTTTTAGAGGAGAAAGTAGCATGACGATCTTACACAATTGCTCTATTAAAAAACTGTATTTAATTGATCATTGGAAGCCTTATTATGACTTCATAAAGGCAGTGCCAGATGGTAGGCCCTCAAAGATTGTCAATCAAATAGAAGCTGAACTCAATGAGCTTTTGACAAGGCATGCAATTAAATATTCTGGAATGTCAGAGAAAGTAGAGATTATAAAAGAAGATTCTTTAGATGCAGTGCGACATATAGAGGATGAAAGTTTGGATTTTATTTTTTTTGACGCTATGTTAAGTGAAGAACAAAGTTTTGCAGAGGCCATGGCTTATTATCGTAAGATAAAAAAAGGAGGATTTTTTATGGGGCATGATTCAGATTCTGTTGAACAAGTCATGAAACCGATTGAGCGTATAAAAAACCATTATAATAACAACAATTCCATACATGTTTATATAAACTCTTTTTTATTTAAAATTTAAATGAATAATCAAAAATCAATAAAGATTA